GTAATCCTGTCTCAGGATCAATAGGAGCCATTGGATCGGGTATAACACCCTGCTCAATCTCTTTTGCAATTAGTTTATCTTGCTCAATAATTTCCTCATCTGTTTGACGAAGGAACTTACGACGTACATAGTCCTGTGAATAATATTTACCAACATAAGGTTCTGCAGTCGCTGCAATATTAAGGCGTTCTGTCATTAACTCTGCTTCCTTCAGTTCGGAGAAGTGATTATCATATAAGAAGTCATATTGAATATGCTCCTCCATTTTATCCCAATCTTCTGGAGTTACAAGGTTCTTAAGTAAACACTGGGTCTTCAACATATCGTTGAACATCCTTGAGAATCTCTTACGTAATCTACCTACAAACTTAGTAAACTTAAGTTCATCTCTAAGGATCTCTGAGGATCTTCCTAGGTTAAACCCACCTTCACCACCTTGTCTTGACTCAGGCACGTTTAGAGATCTATACAACTTAGATTGGAAGTACTTAATATCTGCTAGTTCACCTAAGTTTTGTCCACCTGGTAGTGTAGTAATCTCAGTTCCTCTACCTCCTTCTCTACGTGGTAACCAGAAGTCTTCCAACATAGACATAAACTTCTTGTCATCACGAATCTCTCCAGTACTTGCATCATATACCAACTTATTACGATAACGCATCATAACGTCACGTAGGTACTGCTCTGCCTTCATCTTAGGGAGATTACCAACATCAATGTAGAATATTCTTCTTTCAGGTGCTCTTGATAATCTGTAGATAACAAGAGAGTCCTCAATCATTCTTAATTGGTTGAGTGACTTAATTGCTTTGTGTAGATAGGATAATGTTGTTCCTTTATTCCTATCAACCAATCCAGAGGTACAATATGAGATGGAATCTTTTGCAAACTTAACTCCACCACCAGATCCTTTACCTGGTTGTCCACCATAAGGTGCTACATTTTGTTTTGGGTTATATACAAAATACTCTTTAATATTTGGGAATGGGGATGACATTGGATTGTCACGTCCATCATTCTGTTGTACACCACCACCTTTATCCTTCTTAGTTATTGATTCACGTACATAACGCATCTTCAATGCATCAATATACCTTAACTCCTGAATCCCATCATGTGGATTCTTTAAGTCAATTACTTTATGGTAATATAATCTTCCATCAACATACCAATTTCTATAAATCTCATGACACTTTTTATCAAAGTCTAGAAGTTCAAGAACAGTTTTAAATTCTTCTCTTATCTTTTTCTTTAAACTATCTCCAGCATTTAAATTATCTAAATCTATCTGAACAGGACTATCGTTTAAATCACTAACTATTGCTTCATTGACAATATCTTCAATCGCACCATCACATTCTGGATGTAATGCCATCTCTCTATATCTCTTGATGAGATCATATTCGGTTTTATAGACTCCTTCTATATCTACATAAGAACCAAAAAATCCACTGGTTAAGTAATGATCAACTCCATCCTCATTTGATTGAGGTATGGGTGACACCACGCCAGGGGATTTTTTTTCGTTATCCTCAATAGAAAAGCCAAATAACTTCGCCATTATATTGTCTTAATACTGTGTATCTATTTATTATACCACAGGTGTACCTGTTTGGTCACCACCCTCTGCTTGCCAGTACTGAACTTGGAATTCAACTGTATACTCTTCGATTGTATCAGATGTATCATATGATAGATCTATCTGAGATACATTCGTTGGGAATATATCGAAGAACTTGTAAGTTCTTAAAGGTAGTACGCTGTCTGCATCAGTGTTTTCTGTAGAGAATCTTGATTGTCCTCTACCTAACTGATAAACATAAGCATCGGTCATGTATGAAGCAGGGTTTGTAGCACCAGTGTTGTTATCCAACTTACTGATCTGATTCATCCACTGCTCAAATGATGTTCTTAGTTTGAAGTCCTCATCATTGATGATTGTAACAGTCCAAGTATCGAAGGTTCTGTCTCCAGCAACCTTTAAAATACGACCTCTGAACGGAACGTCAATTTGTGCAATATTAGAAGCAGGTAATGCTGCTGCCTTACACAAAAAACTGAAGGTATCATCATCCCATGCAATACTTCCTGCAGTAGGGAATGTTGGAATTGATACTTCAAATAGATTTGGTCTTGCTGCACCGCCTAAGAGTTTACTCTTAAAGTCGGAGATAGTCCTGATTTCTCTTGCCATTTTAGTTAGAATCCTCCTTAGTATTTAATCAATCAGTTATCAAACTCTACCAGCGACTTCTTCAAAGCTAACACCTGTACGTGTAGCAACGAAGGTCAGGGTGATGTAGTTGATCGACTTCGCAGGCTTCAGGAAGATGTCTGCTCGGAATTCATTATTATCAATTATGTCTGGAGTGTTGTTTGTCTCATCACAAATAACCAGATAATCGTAAATACCACGTTTTGCTTGAACATCACGTAGATATGGTTCAACGATGTTAACGAAGTTTGCCCTCGTTACCTGATCGTTAAACTCAAAGAGTTGTGCCTGTGCTGCTCTTTCAAGTGCTTGCTCAACTGTCAAGAATAAACGACGAACGTTAATTCTATCAAATGCTGAAGCATATGCTAGTGCAGTCTTATCACCGAAGAGGATGATTCCAGTTCCAGGTGTATTAATTATTGAGTTAATACGTGAGGAGTAAAGAATGTCTCTTTGTGCTTTCGTTGGGTTGTATGCAAGTTTGATTGCATTCTTAATTACGCCACGCTGCTGACCAGCAGGTGAGAACCAAGGATAAGCAACAAGGTTTGTACGACACATCAATCCAGCAATATCTGGGTTGCATGGAAGGTAACGGAACTTGTTGTTGAACCTATCGTAAGTATACTTGTAACCACTATCAAATATTGCATAAGAAGAAGAACTTAGTGGTCCGAAGAACTCAACTATGTTACTAGTTTGAACGATTGGGTCAGTAATATTAACTACTGTTCCTTTGTGTGGTGATATAACAGTCACACAATCTTTTCTAGACTCAGCAATACCAATTAGTTTGTTTGCTTTTGCCTGACTATCATTAAGAGAATTACAAGAAGGTCCCATTAATAGGTAATCTACTTGAACTTCGTCTTTATTATCAAAGAGGTTGTAAGCACCAATTAGATTTCCTAATTCTGCTTTAAGTCCACCAGCAGCAGTATAATTCTCACCATTTGTTAGTGAGTATGTAACTCCACCAATAGAACTGAAGGTGTTATCCTTAGCAACTCTGTTCCAGCGAGTGCTGTTTTGAGTTAATGAATACCATACTGTTGGTTGATCACCGTCTCCATATAGACTACCAGTAGTAGAAGGATTGAAGTAAGTTCCAGTAGGGAATGTATTGTGGTAGGTATCGTTACCTTGACCTTGGTTAGCACCTGCGTAAATGTAATTAGAATAGTTGGCAAGATAAGACTTGTACCATGTCTTCTGTGGAGCATTTGCTTCAGATACAGCATCGGTTGCCTTAGAAAGGTTTAGATGCTTCTCTAGGATATTACCTCGGATACCAGTTAAAGTACCTGAATCGTCAACAACGACAACGTGCATTTCATCATTTCTACCACCACGCTCTGCAGTGTAGTTTGATGTTCCTGGTTTTGGAGCAATGCTTCGCCAGAATACTTTAGAGTTATCTAATCCAAGTTCTTGTGAATTGTACCAATCATCAACACCAGCAACTAATACTCTGGAGTTTGTTCCTCCAACCTCTAGAACAACTTGGTCATCTCTAAGAGATGCTGTGTTTAGTTTGATATCATCAGTAATTGATGTACCACCAATTCCTGCTCCGTTAATGGTAATTGTTGTTCCAACACCATATGCTTCACCAGGATTTGTTAGTGAGACGGTTCCAATACCACCACTTGCATCTCTGAAGACAGTGAATATTGCTCCAGTACCTTGAGCACTTGTACCTGATAGGTTAGTGTAAGTACCACTAGAAGCAGATGGAACGCTAGTTGAAGATGTAAGTCCAACTGTGTTGATCTTACCTTGACTTAAATCAAAACCACCAACAGAAGTACCAGCAATGGAGACTGTATCTGTTACAGTGTATCCAACACCAGCATTTACAATGGTTGCAGAAGCAACACCACCAGTTGTACTATTTCTAGTAATAGTGAATGTAGCGTCAGAACCACCACCGTTAGTAGTACCACCAACTCCAACATAAGATTGGTCTTGCTGACCATTAATCTGAGATGAAGTGTTTATTCCTATAGTTGATATCGAGTCTTCTGGTGACATTACATCGCCGTCAGAGTCGAGAATTGTTAATCTTTGGTCTTTTAAGAACGAAGCATATGCACTATTTTCTGCATAGTTTACATATGTTTCTTTACCAGGTTCTGTGCCACCCGTAGAGACTCTGGATCGTATTTTGACCGTTAATGTACTAAGAGACGTTTCTGGAGCGTTAACTACTTGAGTAACAACCCCTTTAAGATATCCATAGAATACAGAAGTGCTTCCTGCACCAGGAATTACTTGACCACTTATGTCAACCGTTACACCATATCCAACTGCTGCACCCATATCGGTTACTGAAGTTGTTGCAATACCAATAACTTGATCTCCCAAGTCGTCAATATAGCAGACCTTCAGAGAGTTACCCCATCTTCCTGGGTTCTTTGCTGCATAAAGGAAGTTGGACGCTGCATCTATAAAATTAGTATTATAGTCGTCGAAGTTCTTTATCTTTGTGCTTGCTATTGCAGAAGTACCTACACCAACGTTTGAGTTAGCTAAGTTATCGTCATCGGTTCGTATTACCTTAAGCACACCACCATAGGAGAGGTATTGTGATGCAGACATCCAGTATTCATACTGGGCATCGTCATCATAAGGCTTACCGAATGTGGTAATCAGATCTTGCTCTGTGGCAATATTGATCGGTTCTAATACGGGACCAATTTCAAAAGGTCCAGCAATACCTCCAATGTTGTCAAGAACGTTTTCCGCTCTACCTACCGTTAAGTCAACTTCTCTAGTCAGTACACCAGGAGATAATTGAGGAGTGGCCATGTTCTATGTCTCCAAAAATTCTCAGTTTTGTTCTAGAGATATTTATTAAAATATTTAATTTGAAGGGGTTACTACCTATAATCCCACATGTATGACATATCACCATACTCATCGGTATACCACCTATCCCCTGTAGAGTCTACAAAACTATTCTCATCCAATCCATTCTCAATAAAACCAAATGGAGACATATCTTGTTCTATTTGATTTTTTTGCTCTTCATATAATCTCTTACGTACATCCTGATCAGTAATCTCCTTAAAATAGTCTTGTTCTACTAACCATGCATATATTACAAGACACATTGCTAGGTCATCATTACAACCATCCTCTGCTTCAAATGAATTCCTTTTCTCAATAAATGTAGTTAATTCACTGATAATGTCATAATCCTTAAAAGTAATTTTATCCGCTTCAATCATAGTCTTTAGATTTAGACATCCAACCTTTTTAACAGTTTTAGACATCTTGACTCCAAGTTGAGTCTTTTTACCAGAGAATCCTTGACCTACAACTTGACCTGCTCTACCTCTCATAGAACACATAAGAACATTTTCATACTCTAAGTCGTAATTAAGGATAGATGCTACTTGATCTCCAACATCATTAACTTCACATAAAATGTATGCCATATTATAATTCTTAGCAAGATCATGAATTATCGAGGGGAATAACATAGGTTTAATTTCATTATTCCTATACTTGCATACTAATTGATGAGGGAAGGTTGTAATATCAATTACTGTGAATGCTGAATAATCATTTCCAACACCACGAGCAACGTCAACAGTAATCACATAATTATGATCTGGTTTAACATCTTCAAATACATCTAATCCTTTGTTACTAAGTTTTGGTGATTCATAAACTAAATTCCTTAATTTATTAGGACTAATCAAAGTATCAACAGATCCTAAAAATTCACATT